TGGCGTGAACTTCTTGGCGATACAGGCACCGTCGAACTAGAGATTGACGCTGCCGGTCTCTACCAAAAAGACGCGCCGGGTCATCTCCTGCCATCGCTCGTCGCGTCTGGTGCGACTACAGTGTTCAAGCTCGACTCAGCGGCAGTCACGCCCGGAATTTCGATCGTCGGTTCGTTCGTGGTCACAGAATACGAGGCCAGTGCGACCTATAACGAAGCAGCGACTTTTACCGTAAAGCTGCTTTCAACGGGCTCTCTGACGATGACATACAACCCGGTTGCGACAACCCCTGCTTAATTATTTGAGAGGATGAAAATATGCCTGGTCAATCTGGCACGACGTGGGCGCTTAGCGTCCGTACAACGGCCTCGCCCGCCGCATATACGGCTATCGCCGGACTGCGCACGCGTTCGTTCAAGATCAACAATAACCCCGTTGACGTGACAACGGCGGAGTCTACCGGTCGCTGGCGTGAACTTCTTGGCGATACCGGAACAGTCGAACTGGAAATCGATGCTACGGGTCTTTATCAGAAGGACGCGCCGGGTCATCTGCTCCCGTCACTTGTCGTTTCCGGTGTTGCAAATATTTTCCAGCTTGTTTCCAGTTCAGGATCGCCCGGCATAACCATTGTCGGTTCGTTTGTCGTCTCGGAATATGAAGCGAGCGCGACCTACAACGAAGCCGCGACTTTTACCGTAAAGCTGCTTTCGACAGGTCAGCCGACAATTACCTATAGCCCGGCCGCAACAACCCCTGCGTAATTGAGGCGCTATGTCAAATAAAGTACGAGGCTACAGCGACGTAAAAATCGGGGCCGAGACATTCACCGTTTGTCTTGGCCTTGGTGCGTTGGCTGAGATCGAAAATGAGTTCAATGTCGAGTCCTTCGAAGAGGCGCTGAATTTTGGCGAAAATGGCAAAATCAGCGCAAAACGCCTTCTGAAGTTTATGCGTGGTCTTTTGAAGGGCAACGGCATTGATCTGACCCCTGTGCGTGAAAAAGAACTTTCCGCGTGGACGCCGCAGGAGTTCATGGAAATGATCACGGAACTATTACAAAGTTCCGGCTTCAGCGCACAGCAAGACGAACCGCAAAAGGCTGAAAAGCGCCCTTTAGCGGCAAGGAACGCTGGAAAACGTGGATGAAAATAGGTCTGGGTCATCTTCGGATGCGCCCGGACGATTTCTGGAAAATGTCATTGCCGGAGTTCTTTGCGGCGATTGATGGATATATGGAAGCCAAAGGCGTCGGTAAAGATACAGCTTTATCCCCGCCTACTTCCGAGGAAGTCGAAGCAATGTTCGCAGCTATTAACGCCAAAGGTCAAGATTAATGGCTGAAACAGTTGTCGGCGCCCTTAGATATGATTTCGTCGCAGACACATCTGGTCTGAAATCGGGAATTGCGAAAGCGCAAGATGCTTTCAAGAAAATGTCGTCTGAGGTTAAGCAAAGCGCTTCAGAAATTAATGGACTGAAAAATACAACAAATAATGCTGTAAAATCTCTTACGCCTGAAGTCCTGAAAGGCGGGAAGGCATTTGACCAATTAGCCGATAAGGCCGCTCAAAGCGCCGCAAAAATATCGGATGATTTTAGACGTGCGTCGGAGGAAATTAAAAAGGCCGTTAATTCTGCTGGTGGAACCATGCCAGCTATGGGGGGGAAAACCCCGCCAACGACGGGTGGCGTTCCTAAATCTGTCCCCAGCCCACGCAATGACAATGTCAATTTCGTCCCTGCGCTCAACCAATGGCAGGAATGGCAAAAACAACGTCGCCTCGTTGCTGAAGGCATGTCTAGCGTCGGGCAGCAGGCGGAAGTCATGGGGCAAAAAGCCGCCAGGGCGACCGGCCTTGCCCGCCATGAAATGATTAACCTTGGCCGTCAGATTAATGACGTCGCCGTTTCCCTTGCTGGCGGCATGTCGCCATTTATGGTCCTGACGCAACAGGGATCGCAAATTGCAGACGTGTTTACCAGCACAAGGGGGTCGATCGCCGGTTTTGCCGGTCAGGTTCTCAGCGCTGTTGGTAAGGTTGTGTTTAGCCTGCGTGGCATGGGCGCTGGCCTTGCCGCTATATTTACGGGAATTGAAGTCGGCGCGTCGGTTGCCCGGAGTAAACTGGCTGACCTTGCAGAACAGGCAAAATCCGCGTCAGTCACGCCAGAAAAACTTCTTGGCGCACAGGTAAAGGGCGCAACAGTCGGATTAAGCAACGACGATGTTGTTTCGGGTCTGCAAAACGCAAATAAAGCATTTGAGGACTATAAGCGCAATGCAGGCGCCGTCGTCAGCACCGTCAAGGAAATTGACAAATCATTTCTGAAGACACTGGATAGCACAACCAGCTTTAGCCAATGGCTTGACGTCGTCGCAAATAAAATCCGCACGCTGCCAGCAACGCAGGCGCGGGATTTGGCTGAAAGCATTTTCCCGGCGGACAAAGCGGCGAAATTTATTGATCTGATTAATCAGGGTAAGTTTTCGATGGCTGAATTCCAGCGCGCGGCTGACGCTGCTGGAGGCGGATTTAATAATATCGCCAATTCAGCCAATGATTTGCGCAATCGTATCAGCGCCGCTGACGAGGAAGTCAATTCACGACTTCTTGTTTCTTTGTCCAAAATAGCCACGCCGCTTGGCAACGTCACGACGCTATGGACAGACATCAAGTCATTAATTGCTGACACAATTCCTTACGTTGAAAAATTTATTTCCGTCCTTGCTGATGTAAAAAGCCGGTTGGGTGAGGCGTATAGTTTCCTTAAAACGCAAATCTCGGAAATCGTTGACGCCATTCAGACCGATCTTGCCGGCGCTATTGCGGCGCTGCAAGGACCGATGTCAATATTCACGAATGCGTGGGATTTCGTGAGCGCCAAGATTGCCAAGGCGATTGAAGGCGTTAAAATTCTGAAGGGTCTTTATGATCAGGCGGCGCGTTCCGCAGATAATTTTATTACAGCGGGAGCGTCCGAAGCATTCAGATCCGGGAAACAAACACCGATGCTTGCGGGCGGGTTCACTCCGGCGTCTGGCAAAGGACAGATGGCGGAATTCAAGCCGTCCGACATGTTTCTTTCGACCGTCGGCACGCTGGCCGGTGAGAAAACAGGCGACACGCGCAAGTCTTACCAGACAGCGCAGGACGCGAATAAAGCGGGCAAAGCGGATAAAGCGGACCGGCTCAAAGAATATATTGAGAACCTGCGAGAAGCGAACCAGCTTGCACAAACAGAGGTGAATACGTTTACCCTTGGCAATGTGGAGAAGGAAAAGTTCTCCGCGCTGATCAAGGCGGAAAACATCGCCAAGGAACAGGGCAAGACGCTGACCGCCCAGCAGCGCGCCGAGATCGAGAATATTACGGCGTCAACGCAGAAATATAAAGACAATCTTGACCAGCTTAGAGCATCACAGGGCGCGCTTAATGATGCGATGCGCTCATTTGCCGATTTTACGATCAATGCCCTGGACGGGCTGGTCACAAAAAGCAAAAAACTGTCCGATGTTCTAAGGGATGTTGTCAGGCAGCTTTCCAGTTCCGCCCTTCAGGGCGCGTTAACAGGGCAGGGCATTTTCGGGCAGATGATGGGCCTGTCCGGCAAAGGCGGCCAGACCGGCGGCATTTTGGGCATGTTGGCGAAGGGCGCATCGTCCTTGTTTGCGGGCTTCTTTGCTGAAGGCGGGTCTATCCCGTCAGGCAAATGGGGTATCGCTGGCGAGGCCGGGCCTGAGCTTGTTCAGGGACCGGCGAATATCACCCCGCTTACAGGCGGCGGCCAGCCGAAGATCACCATCAATAATTATTCAAATGCACAGGTCGAAGCCCGTCAAATGAGCGATGGTCAGATCATTGTCACCGTCCAGCAGATGATTAATGCAGGTCTGAAACGCGTGCCGAATATTATGGCTGAAGCGCAAAGGCGCTCGCTTTGATGCGCGATCCTTCTATCGCCCTTTGGCCGGATAATCTGGCGCCGATGAACATGACGGCGACGATCGATCGCCCGGTGTTCAAGGGGCCGAAACCGCTGGATGGCCGGGAACAGGTTGTTTCCTCCAGTTCCGGCGGCTGGCTTATATCGTATGAAGGCATTCCGGTATACGGCGACAGGTTCCGTCAGTTCCGATCGATCTGGACAACGATCGGGGCTTTCTCAAAGCCGATATACGTCAAGCCGGAGTTCTCGCCGAACATGCTGGCGCGGCGGAATAATATCGTTCCGGAAGCAGCTTACTTTGACCAGATCGGCACCCTTGAGAACATGGTTTACTGGGGCACGAAAGAATTATTGTGGGGCGCCGGCGAGCCGATATTCTGGGGGTCTGGCAGTATCGGGTCATCCGTGTTTCTTGATGGGGCGCAGTTCACGCAGTCAACCGGGGATTGTTTCCTTTTATCTGCGGCGGCGCGCGGGGATGCTTCAATCACAGTTTTGAATTCTGCTATCTCAACGGTCGAAGCAGGCGATTATTTCGAGATTAATGGGCGGCTGCATATCGTCCAGGGGATTGACGGCAATACATGGAATATCTGGCCGCCGCTGCGGGCCTCTTACGAGGCCGGAACGCAGCTTGAGGTAGATGACCCCCGGATGCTTGCCTACCTTGTCACGGACTCGCCTGTCTTGTCCCAGAAGGTAGATTTCGGCCGCATCTCGCGCGTCTCCGTCGATTTTATTGAGGCAAGCTGGTGAAGCAGGATGTGTTCTTTTCCGAGACCGTTCAGGAGATGGTTTCGGGAAGAAATGTCCACGTCGCGCTTGGGGTAAAATTTGAGTTCGCAAGCGAAGTCGTCCGGTGCTGGACGGGACGCGGGACATTTACGGCGGGCGATAATACGGAATGGGTCGGGCTTGGCGAACTGGCGTCAATCGACGGCATTCAAACATCGGCCATCGTATCGATCGAACCC